GCGCTTTATATGTGTTAAATACTACCTTTCAACACACAGACAGCACTAAGCCAGAGGGGTGACATGGCAAAGCTAACTAAGTTAAAGCAAGAGCAAGTAGAGCAGTTAGTGACAGATGGTCATAGCTTGGTACAGGCTTGTTCATTAGCTAATGTTAATCGGTCTATGCTTTACAAGCGTATGAAAGAGGACAGTGATTTTGAGAGTTCTATTCGTACAGCGCAGCGTCAGAGTGCTGAGAAGGCATTAGAGGAACTGGATGAGTTATACAGTGATGCCCTTCACAAGCGAAAGGACTATGATCCTAATGTCTTGCGTGATTATGCTACTCATGTAAGGTGGAAGGCATCTAAGATTATCTCTGACCGTTATGGTGAGGCTAAGAGCCGCGCTGGTGTAGAGGTTAGTGATGGTACGGTTCGTATTCTGTGGGAGACAGCAGAGCCAGATGCAAGTTAAAATACCTTACAAGCCAAGGGCGTTACAGGCAGAGATGCACGCCAGCGTAAAGCGTTGGAACGTGCTAGTGATGCACAGACGCTTTGGCAAGACGGTATGGGCTGTTAATCATCTTATTAAGCACGCGCTTACTTGCGATCTTCCTAGGCCAAGGGTTGCGTTTGTAGCCCCTACCTTTACTCAGGCAAAGCGGATTGCTTGGGATTATGTCAAATACTATGCTGGTGTTATTCCAGGGGTTACGTTTAACGAAACAGAGTTGCGGGTAGACTTCCCTAATGGCTCACGTTTAATGCTTTTGTCTGCTGAAAATCCAGATAGCTTGCGTGGTATCTACCTTGATCTATGCGTGTTCGATGAATTTGGTATGCAAAACCCAAGGGTATGGGGGGAAGTTGTTAGACCGGCCTTGTCTGATAGAGAGGGTTCGGCTGTATTCCTAGGCACCCCAGCAGGGCATAATCATTTTTTTGATCTACTGCAAACAGCTAAAGAGCAAACGGAAGAAGGCTCTGATCAGTGGTATTGGAAGATAGCCAAGGCCAGTGAAACAGGGCTTGTTAAGGATACTGAGTTAGAAGCTGCCCAAGCGCAGATGACCCCAGAGCAATACGAACAGGAATATGAATGTTCCTTCACTGCTGCTATTATAGGGGCGTATTATGGAAGGTTGTTATCTGACGCTGATGATGATGGAAGGATTGCAAGGGTTCCATATGATCCCGCTTATCCTGTGCATACCGCTTGGGATTTGGGTATAAACGATTCAACAGCCATCTGGTTTGCCCAGATATTCAGAAGTGGAGCAATCAATGTTATTGACTACTATGAAAGCAGCGGTGTCGGGCTTGACCACTATGCTGAAATCCTGCGTCAAAAAGATTATCATTGGGGTGATCACCTTGCTCCTCACGATATTGAAGTCCGTGAGTTGGGTAGTGGCAAAAGCCGACTTGAAACTGCGTTCAGCCTTGGCATCCGTTTCAGAGTAATCCCCAAGATGAAGGTGGCTGACGGTATCAATGCAGCTAGAATGATGATACCTAAATGCCATTTTGATAAAGACAAATGCGGCCAAGGCATTGAAATGCTTAGACAATACAGGCAAGAGTGGGATGAAAAAAGGAAATCTTTTAGGGATCATCCAAGGCATGACTACACTTCTCATGCTGCGGATGCGTTTAGGTATCTGGCTGTTGGGATGGAAAATAGACAAGCTGTTGTTCGTCCACCGCAACAAATTGCCGTCAATGAGTACAATCCGTTTTCGTTATGACACCTACAAAAGAAGACGTAGATGACATTATGTATCTAATGCAGCGTAGCAGTTACCATGATTGGTACGGTGTTAAAGAGGTAAATGATTATATTAGAACGCCGCTATTGCTTAATCAGTATATAATTTTAAGAGATGAAGGGCGTGTTCCATTACTTTTTGCAACTTGGGGGTTCCCTAATAACGGTCAAGTTTCAGACTATTTACAAGATTTAAGATTTCCGGCTGACGGTTATGATGGTGGTGGGGATGTGCCGTGGATGATTGACCTAATAGCTGAAGGTGGAAAGCGTAATATCGTGTTGGCTTTTCGTAAAGTCAAAAGTGTGTTATCAAGTAAGGGGTATAACAAAGCGTTTTGGTTTCGTACTGAAACAGAAAAACTAGGCTTTCATCAATGGGGTGATAAAGATGGGTAGTGCTAAAAAAATATTTAAGAAGCTTGAACGCGGTTTCAAGAAAAACGTAGTGAAGCCAATTGGCGAGGTTGTAGAAGAAGTTATTGAAAAGCCAGTAAAGAAAATTGGCAAGGAAACCTTTGATGTTGTGTTCAACACTACAGATGAAGAACGCCGCGCTATGCTTGGTGACACTCCACCACCAGCCCCAGAGCCGGAAGTTACAGCAGAAGTAACGCCAGAGGTGGTTCCTGACGATGAAACAATCATTGGACGCGGTACTCGCCGTACTAAACGTCCAGGTGGTGCTGGAACCTTGATGGAAGAATATGGAGTTACAACCGCCAAACCGATCAAAAAAGCAGTAGAGAAGGCTTAGTCATGTCGTTTATGAAGCCAAAAGTTTATACCCCACCCCCACCGCCAGCCCCAGAGCCGATTGCAGAGCCAGACTATAAACGCGCTGCTGCGCTTTCTGAGGAAGCTGTATCGGCTGAACGCCGTGGACGTAAGGGCAGAGGCTCTACTGTTGTTGCTGGTGTGATGGGCGATCAGGTTGCACCAACTGGCGGTGCTAGTACCAAGCCAACTTTATTGGGGTAAATCATGCAAGATGCAAAAGCCATCATATCGCGTTTTGAAAAGCTAGAAGGCGCGAGGGCAAACTGGGATACGCACTATCAGGAGTTGGCAGATTATATGCTGCCACGCAAAGCTGATATTGTTCGCAAACGAAGTCGTGGCGAAAAGCGTATGGAGTTAATCTTTGATGGTACTGCACTGCAAGCTGTCGATCTGCTGGCTTCATCTCTGCATGGTATGCTTACAAGCGGTGCTACACCTTGGTTCCACCTTACGTTAAAAGATGATGATCTAGGGCGTGATGAAGAAGTGCAAGCTTGGCTGGAAGACAGTAGCCAGCGCATGATGCGTGCCATTACCACATCAAACTTTGAAACTGAAATCCATGAGATGTATGTGGATTTGGTTGTGTTTGGTACTGGCTGTATGTTTGCGGAGATGGATAAAGAAAATCTGCGCTTTAGCACACGGCACATTTCAGAGTTCTTTGTAGCAGAAGACCAGTACGGTATTGTTGATACTGTTTTCCGCAAATATAAACTGCCAGCGCGTCAAGCTGTGCAAAGGTTTGGTATTGAGAATGTAGGTAGTTATATCCAGCGCATACATGAGAAAAAACCTGATGAAGAAGTAACGCTGCTTCATGCGGTTTTGCCACGCGCAGAGCGTGACACTACAAAGCGTAATAACAAGAATATGCCATTTGCTTCTATGTATATCTGCATGGAAACAAAGATGATCCTTATGGAGAGTGGCTTTCAAGAGTTTCCGTATGTAGTTCCGCGCTTCCTCAAGGCAACTGGGGAAGTGATGGGTCGGTCACCAGCTATGGTGGCGTTGCCTGACGTTAAGATGCTTAATCTTATGTCCAAGACCATCATACAAGCTGCACAGAAACTAATTGATCCTCCCTTGTTAGTTCCTGATGACGGATTCCTTCTTCCTGTCCGTACCCAGCCTGGTGGCCTCAACTTCTTTAGAAGTGGAACAAGGGATACAATTACGCCACTAAACACAGGCGCAAACATCCCTATCGGCCTAAACATGGAAGAACAGCGCAGACAAGCTATTCGTTCAGCTTTCTTTGTAGATCAACTGCTGACAGGCGGTGCGCCTAACATGACAGCTACAGAGGTAGTACAGCGTCAAGAGGAGCGTATGCGCGTCATTGGGCCAGTATTGGGTCGTTTGATGAATGAAATGCTACGTCCATTGATTGACCGTACATTTGCTTTGATGTTGCGTGCAGATATGCTTGCACCACCACCAGAGATTTTGCAGGGTCTTGATGTGGATATTGAGTATGTGTCACCGCTTGCACGCGCACAGAAGTCTAGCAGCCTTAACAGCACAATGAAGGCTTTGGAAATATTGTTGCCGTTGGCTCAAGCGTTGCCTGTTGCAGACCATATTAATCC